CAGCAGCTAATGAAAAATCGCACGGAGATGGGGGAGGAGAAGTTTTATTCTTAACCTCTAACAAGGAGGACCTTCCAAATGGCAGGTCATAACACTGGCAACAGTGAACTCCTCATCAGGACGGAAGTTTGGTCCTCGCAGCTGAAGATGGTCCTCGAAGATCAGCTTATGGCAGCGGGGTACGTGAACTGGCTTTCCGAGTTTCCGGATGGGACTACGTTCACTATTCCTTCGGTGGGTCAGGCTTCGGTCGAAGACTACATCGAAGATGAGGCGATTACATATCAGGCGCTTGACACGGGTGAATTCACTCTGACGATCAACAAGTACAAAGCCTCTGGTATCTATATCACTGATAAGGCGAAGCAGGATGCGTTCTATATGAACCAGCTTGTCTCTTCGTTCGTTCCCAAGCAGGAGCGTGCGATGATGGAGCAAGTTGAATCTGACGTGTTTGGCCTTCAGAGTGAACAGACTGCGTCTGACTTGAACGCGATCAATGGGGCCAACCACCGCTTCGTGGCGGGGGGAACCAATGAAGTGATGGAGCCGGAAGATTTCGCCCGTGCCCGTTACGCGCTCAAGAAAGCGAATGTGCCCGATACTAGCCTAATCGCTATTGTCGATCCGTCTGTCGAGTACGCCATCAACACTATCTCCAACCTCGCCAACGTGAGTAACAATCCTCGTTGGGAAGGCGTGATTGCTGAGGGCATTGCGACGGGTATGCGCTTCGTGAAGAATGTTTACGGCTTCGACGTCTTTGTGTCGAACAACCTGGCCGACTCGAATCAGACTATCGATTCGAAGACCACGGCTGCGGGTAAAGCCAACATGTTCTTCAGTGCTGAACCTGATGTCCTGCCCTTCATTGGTGCATGGCGGCAGCTTCCGGCAGTCGAGTCCGAGCGTAACAAAGACTTCCAGCGCGATGAGTTCGTGATTAGCTCACGTTACGGGGTCAAGTTGTTCCGGCCGGAGAATCTCGTGTGTGTTCTCTCTGACACCGATCAAGTCAGTTAAGGGAGGATGAGATTATGTCTGCTACTGAAATCTGGGTCAACAGCGACGGTCTAGAGGTCCTGTTTGGAAGTGAGAAGGCTACCCTACGTTTGGGCGGAGTTCTTAAATCCTTCGGGGCTCTCAAAGAGATTCGTCTGAAAATCCTCGGTGTGAACGTCCCGGCTGCGGATGCTCCCATCGACAAGAAGGTTTCCATTCCCACTAACTCGTACATCGATGCCGTGACTTCACAGTTGTTCGTGGACACCTCGTTTGTAGGCTCCACGGCGACTTTGGACATCGGCTTGATGGACGACGATGGTGATGGCACCTTCAGCACGAACGACGACAACGGCATTGACGCGGCTATCGCCGTGGCTACGCTGGTTGCTGACTACGACACCGTCCCTGATGGTGCGCTGATGGGCACGTCGCCGGTCAACGGGGCAGTGGCAGCTTTGCCGCTCTTCCCGAGCTACGGTTACAACTCTGCGGCCTTCACGGCGGGGGCTGCAACCTTGGTGCTTCGTTACCGCGCTCCGGTAACGTCGTAATCTAGGTGGGTTAAAGGTAGAGGTTGACGTGGCTAAGTCCATATCGGCCTCTACCTTGACTCTCCTTTTCAGAGGATTATCTAGATGGCTGATGTAGGTCACGCTGCCCTTACCACAATTGAACTCCATGAGCCTAAGAGCGCTGACTCTGCTGCCGCCAATACTCTCTACGTCTTTAACGGCGCTGGAAGCGGCACTGCTCAGAAGATTGCTCCTGCTCAGATTGCCACTTCAGTTAAGAACGTCAATCTTCACACCCTCAATTTTGAATTCGAAAATATCTCAACGGCACGTTCTGCCTGGTTGGTGGTTCCGTTCGCCGGGGATATCCAGAAGATTTGGTCTGTCTTAGACGGCGCAATTACGGGAGGTAATTGTGTGTTCACCTTCGAAATTGGAGGGGTAGCAGTCACTAACGGCACTGTCACTATCGCTACTGCCTCGAGCGCAGCTGGCGACGTAGATTCCGCTACTCCTTCTGCTGCCAAGACTTTAACTCCTGGCCAACCCATCGAGATCATTTCTAATGGCGGATCAACTGGCGCGAAGAACGCTACCTTCACCTTTGAGATGGATATTGCGTGATGCCAAAGCTTACTCTGAGTGATCTAGCCTCCCTTACTAACCAGACTTCAGCTATTGCGTTGATTAACGCTAATAATGCATTGACCACAACGGCTCTAGAGAATACGCTGTCTAGGGACGGCACCGCAACCAACACTATGTCCGCTGACATCGATCTCAACTCCAACGATCTACTCAATGTTAATTCCATCACTGCTACCACTGCTGTTATTGGCGGGACTAATATCGCTGCTCAAGTTGCGGCTGCAGCGGCCAGTGCTGCAGCTGCCGCTGTTAGTAATACAGCAGCAGGAGCTAGTGCGACAGCAGCTGCCAATGCCGTTTCTGCAGTGGGCGCTCAGTATACCTTCGATTCATCTACTTCTATGGCTGACCCCGGCACAGGAGATTTCAGGCTCAACAATGGTACCGTTGGCAGTGTGACTGAGATCGCTTTTGATGCCACCAGTGCTGATACGGGCAACCCCGATCTAAGTGATTTCATAGCAGCTTCTGATGACAGCACCAACACCGTTGCTGGGCACATCATCTTTAAGAAGTCCGGCACCCCTGCCACCTTCGCCATCTTCTCAATCACCAGCGTAGCTGACAACACCGGATGGCTCCAGGCCACTGTGGTGCATGTCGCCAGCGGTGGAACGTGGACGGCTGCAGATACGGCCTATGTTCAGTTTGTCAGGTCAGGGGATGTGGGCGCTACAGGTTCTACAGGTTCTACAGGTTCTACAGGCGCTACAGGCAACGCTCCTGGCCTCTTGATGGCCTGGGAATCGACAACCACAGACACAGATCAAGGCAACGGCAAGGTCTGGCTGAATAACGGCACGGCCTCTTCGGCGACCGTTCTTTATATGGATGACCTTGAGAATGGCGGTGCCAGCATCAACACTCTGGTGGACAGCTGGGACGACAGTACGACCACGGCCTTGCGTGGCACGATTACGGTCACCAAAAACTCTTCTCCTCAGAACTTCCATATTTTCAACGTGACGGGCGTTGTTACTTCAGCCTCAACCTATTCAAAGATTGCGGTAACACACGTATCATCGTCTGGCACTATTTCAGATGGCGATGCAGTGAGTGTGCAGATGGTGCGTACCGGGAATTCTGGTGCTGGCTCTGGCGACATGCTGGCCGCAAACAATCTCTCTGAGGTTGCCAGTGTCACCACTTCGCGCACCAACCTTGGCGTCGGCACCGGGGACAGCCCCCAATTCACCGCCGTGAACGTAGGGGCAGCAACGGACACAACCATCACTCGGGTAAGCGCGGGGCTGATCGCGGTCGAGGGACAGAACGTCACTACGGTTGGCGGCGCAGACGTACTCGTCACAGATGGTGGCACGGGCGTCTCCACCCTCACGGATGGCGGCGTACTTCTGGGGTCCGGGACCGGGGCTATCACGGCGACGGCAGTGCTCGCAGATGGTGAAGTAATCGTTGGCGACGGCACCACCGACCCGGTTTTGGAAAGCGGAGCCACCCTTCGCACCAGCATTGGCGTGGCAATCGGGTCTGATGTCCAGGCTTTCGATGCGGACACCTTGAAAGCGGATACTGCTGATATCTTAACGGCAGGGTTTGCTGGTACAGACTTCGCTCTAGGGACGAATACTACTGGAACAGAAACACTAGACTACACCAATGGAAACTTCCAGAAGGGTGTGAATGGGGGAGCACATACTCTAGCTCCTCAAACCACTACATCCAGTATTGTGGTGCAATACACTAACAATGCTAGTGCTGGTACCTTAACCACTAGTGGCTATACTATTGTCACAGGAGACGCCTTAACTACGACTAACGGTCACGACTTCATGATGTATTCGACGGTTACTAATTCTTTCAAACACCTTCATGTGGTAGCACTACAATAATGTCGTTCTTTCCTATATTCTCACCTGTATCTTCATCAGCTGTTACTGCTGAATTTGGAGGGAGTGGTGTCAATGCTACTGAAGACTCTTCTTACACCTTCTCAAGTATAGGTCTTGGGACAGCAGCATCAGATCGGTTCTTGGTAGTTGGTTTTGGGACTGGTGAAAATCGCACAGTAGCCACAGTAACTGTTGCTGGTAACTCGGCTGCGCAAATCTTGAGTTACCAAAACAGCGGTACTATAGAGTTCTGGGGGCTCTCATTAGCTACAGGAACAAGTGGTGATGTTGTTGTCGGGCTCTCTGGTGGTAACGGAAAACTCCCTGGTTGTGGTGTTTGGGCCATTTATGGGGCAAACACTACTGAGACGGACACAGACACAGTAGCCGCTGCTGACCCAATGGTAGGCAGCCTCACTATCCCAGCTAATGGTGTAGGTATTGGTTACTTCTACACAACGCACGGTAACTCCTCTACTTGGACTAACTTAGACGAAGATTTTGATGAAAAAACAAAACCATCTGATAATCATCTACAGGGTGGCGCCCATAAAACCTACTCAACGTTGCAATCAGGGCTGTCTATTACAGCTGATCTAGCAGTGAGTACGACGCAAGGTGGAATGATTCTTGCTGCGTATGGCCCTGCGTAAGGAATGACAACATGATCACTGCTCTCATCGAGAAATCATCAAAGACGGTCGTTGAGCTTTGGCGGGCGGAACAACCTCGCATTCGCATCCCAGACACGGGAGATGTGGTGTTCGCGCCCGTGGTCAACACCGACATTGGTGACGACCATCGGTACGTCCAGGTGACAGTTGTAGACCCAACGTTCGATCTCAACACGCAAGTGAGAACCGGGCCAACTTACGTGGTGGCAAACGATTTCTCCATCGTTGAGACGTTCGCTGTCCGAGCCATGACGCCGCCAGAATTGGACGCCTGCCAGGATGTCAGAGACACCTCTGATCTACAGGGTGCTGGCAAAGACATGGCCTTGGTGGTGATGGAATTAGTTACGTGGCTGGTGGCCAACACCGCCATGCAAACCTCGGACTTCACGCCGTCAGTGCGTCAAGCGTATCAGGACTTGAAGACCATCGCCGACAGAGTGAAGTCGTGACCGACAAGCACATGCCCCGTGTCACCGAAGACTTGATCAACGCTTTGATCTCCAATGGCATCCTGTTGTTGTCTGATCTTCCTGCCGACACCCAAGCAAAGCTAACTGCGCGTACAGCCCTGCGAAACAAAGTTTGATGAATATCCCCACACAAATTAAGCCAATCGGTGACGTGACTAGCATCACCCTGATCTTCGGAGCCTGGGTTGAGGCTCTGCCGCACGTCGCGGCTTTTCTGAGTATTGTCTGGGTGGCTATTCGAATCTTCGAGACGCGGTCCGTGCAAAAGATGTTCGGCCGCAAGAGCAGAACGCGGTCAGACGATGTAGGTAAGGAAAATCTCTGATGCCTAAGTTAACCCTACTTAGCATGGTCCAAGAGATCATGTCCGCGATGGACAGTGATGCTATCAATACTGTCACGGAGACAGAGGAATCCAGTCAAGTAGCAGACATCGTCAAGACCACCTTCTACGACTTGGTAGTCAATCGGACGATTCCGGAGCACAAGGAATTGTACGAGTTAACTGGTCTAGCTGATTCCACTCGTCCTGCGATGATGGAGATACCTTCCACTGTTGAAACAGTCGAGTGGGTCAAGTATGACAAGCGAACTGGTGTCTCTGATACACGCCTACGTTGGGAAGACGTCAACTATATGCGGCCAAGGCCGTTCCTAGACCTTCTCAACTCTCGCGACTCCACGGACACTGCAACCGTGGTTAATATGCCATCTAAAAATACTACGAGTATCGACTTGCTAGTCAAGAACGATGCCAACCCTAACTGGTGGACAATGTTTGATGATCACTATGTGGTCTTCGATGCCTATGATGCAGCTATCGACTCAACTCTGCAAACATCGAAGACGCAATGTTATGGGATCAAGGAGCCTCCGTGGACGAAGTCAGATACCTTTACTCCTGACCTCGACATCGATATGTTCCCTCTCTTATTGTCCCTCTCCAAAGCTGTGTCTCTGGCCACGTTGAAATCTTCCCAGAATCCGACTGTCTCCGGTGCTGCACGTTCTCATATCATCCGAACGCAAGCAAATAAACACAAGACCAAGGCAGCTGAGGGAGCAGGCCACCCTTCTTATGGAAGACGTTCCACGTACGCCCAGCACAGAAGTGATAGAAGTCGAAGGTCAAGTTAATGCCAGCATACCAACTAGGAAGCGGCAAAGAACTCACTATCGGTCGCGAAGAACATACTGGATTGTTGCAATTTCTCCTCGATGAAGACGGAGGGTCTTTACCTAAGGCGCTTAGTGGGAAGTTCACTTCTCAGAAGTTCGTTGACGAAGCGTACCGTGTGTACCTCGGGACAGCAGAGCATCCTCGCACACGAGAGCCTCTAGTGACAGCGTTTGAAAGTGAAGAGCCGAAGAAAGAGCGAGTACCTGTCAAGTACAAACAGCCTAAGGCCACACCCAAGGATTCTTAAATGGTCGGTGAAGTCGATTCAACGAAGGTATTCAACACATTTGTTGGTGGGCTAGTCACCGAGGCTAGTCCTCTTACCTTCCCTGAAAATGCTAGTTTCAAAGAAGAGAACTGTGTCCTTAACAGGAAGGGCAACAGGCGTCGGCGCTTGGCTGTAGACTACGAGAATGCAGGAGCTATTAGTGCCGCTACTCTGACAGACGCAAACGCTTTAACTCAGGGGTTGAATGCTGCAGTCTGGACAGCGGTGGCTGGCAGCGGCACTCGTAACTTCCTTGTGGTCCAAATAGATACCACGCTCCACTTCTATGATCTCTCAGCTGCACCGCTCAGCAGCGGATTAAAAGGCTTCACCCAAAACATCGCCACCTTCATTGCCACTGGAGCCTCGGACTCTGGTGTGGACCCTGTAAGCTTCTCCTCAGGGCGGGGCCTTCTATTCTGTGCCTCTTCTAAGATTGATCCGTTCAGTATCGAATATAGTGTGAGCGGCGATAGCATTGCAGCCACTTCAGTCTCTTTAGAGATTAGAGATTTTGATGGCCTCGCGGAAAGCCCTGCTCTTCTGAATGATACAGAACCTGCCACGCTGTCTACTACTCACGAGTACAATTTAGAGAACCAGGGGTGGTTACCCCCCGCTGTTGGCGAGCCTAGTCCCATTACTACCTATTTCGAATTCTCTATTTACCCCGGGAATAATGGGTCCTGGCACACTGCGAAAAACCCTGTATCAAACAAC